TCGCCTCAACTTCATGAAGAAAACATCGCGAGCAAAACTTCCTCTATGACCGTGACGCCCTTTGAAACTTATAAACATTATTTGTCACTAAAAAATCATTTCACAAATCCAAAGTACGATTTCTTTCGCTATGGTGCCAAATCACGGGCATCCATGGCGTCTTTTAATAAGAGGAAAGATAAGTATTGGTTTGAGAAAACGTCCCGTAAGTATGACGACAGTGAAGTCGTTGACTTTCTAGTATCTAACTTTTCCGCTGCTGACAACCCACAGAACCTATGGATTGGAGAAATTATCAATTCTGGAGAAAGGACATACGCCGAGTGGATGAAACGACGGCAGAGTTCAACCTACTTGTTCAAAGAACAAAGCAACGAATTACTCTCGGAGAACGGATTGGAGAGTCTATTCGACTGCTCCAAAGGACATCCAAAAATTCTCAAGGAGTATCTAAGCGGGAGATTGTCGCTAGAAAACTTCGTGATCTACGAAAAAATCTTCCATTTTCGTGAAGACTTTGACAAGAAACTTACTGATCCAGTGTGGGAAACCGTCAGTTTGAAAATCAAAAAATATGCACCCTTCATAAATATTGATGTGTTCAACTACAAGAAGTTATTAAGGGAAATAGTAAATGAGTGATTTTTTTGAGTCTGATATTATCAAGAACGAACTGGAAGATATTAATGATCTGCAGGAGCAGATCTATACAAATGCAATGTCTTTTGGTACTATGACTCGTGATGAAAAAATTGAACACATTGAAATGTTACAGGGCTTGCTAGAAAAGCAGCAAGTGATGTATACTAGAGTCTCTCTTTCAGACGATCCTAAAGCGATTGAGATGAAAGAGAACTTGCAGAAGTCTGTTCTGATGATGGGGTTCCCTCCATCCACAGACATCAAGACTTTGTTTGATAGCATGACAAAGACCATTGAATCGCTCAAAGACTACATTGACACCTGAGCAAAACTTCGTTATACTATCCAAGTAAATCTCCCAAATCCAAACAAATCCGAGGTAATCCGAATGTCTTTCGCTGATCTTAAGAAGCAATCCAAACTGGGTTCTCTGACCGCCAAACTGGTCAAAGAAGTTGACAAGATGAACAAAGCAGGTAGTTCTGGAGACGAGCGTCTCTGGAAACTTGAGTGTGATAAGAGCGGCAACGGTTATGCTGTTATCCGTTTCCTTCCTGCTCCCAATGGAGAAGATCTGCCCTTCGTCAAACTGTACTCTCACGCCTTCCAGGGTCCTGGCGGTTGGTACATCGAAAACTCTCTGACCACTCTGGGTCAGAAGGATCCTGTGTCAGAATACAACACGATGCTGTGGAACAACGGCACCGATGCAGGTAAGGAACTGGCACGTAAGCAGAAGCGTAAGCTGACTTACATGGCAAACATCTACGTCGTCAAGGATCCTGCCAACCCTGCTAACGAAGGTGGTGTGTTCCTCTATAAGTTCGGTAAGAAGATCTTTGACAAACTCACTGCTGCCATGCAACCCGAGTTTGAAGATGAGGAAGCAATTGATCCCTTTGACTTCTGGCAAGGTGCCAACTTCAAACTGAAGGCAAAGAACGTTGCTGGTTATCGCAACTATGACTCCTCTGAGTTTGCTGCACAGTCTGCTCTGCTGGACGATGATGATGCTATGGAAGCAATCTGGAAGAAAGAATACTCCCTGGCAGAACTCGTCGCTGCAGACCAGTTCAAGGACTATGACACTCTGAAGAAGCGTCTTGACTACGTTCTGGGTAACAAGGGCACCCCTCGTTTCCAAGACCAAGAGACTGTTCAAGAGGAAGAAGAGTTCCGCGCTGCTAATCGTGGTGAAACTACAACCACCACAACTGATGCTGGATTCAACGATCCTGACATCACTCTGTCGTCAAACAAAACAGAAGATGACGACGATGCTCTGTCATACTTCGCCAAACTGGCAGAAGACTGATACAGAGAAGGGGGTCTAACGACCCCCTTTTTTATTCTGCAGATGTATTTCTGGTGTTTTCTGTAAATACTGTCTGACTATCAATAAATCTTGAAGATCTATCATATCTCATGATAGTTCTCATATCATCTAATAACATTCCTAAGTAGTCTGCTTTTAATACATTAATATTTCTCTTTTTATCATTCTCTCTTATTTCATAATCATAATTACTAACTGATACAACTGGATTGAGTGTTGCAGTATCAGTTCCTGGTTTTGGAATAGTAAAATCAGAGTCAACAATCTTTCCTTTTGGTAAAATAAGTCTTCCTGAAGAATCTTTTACCTGGGTAGTCTCATGAAAACGAACATCATTCAATTTTGTTCCATACTTCTCTTCAGCAAATTTATACAGTTCATTGTCGGATAACGGCCATTGATCTCTTACATTGACGATGTTTGCCACCATCATGACAACCCAGTCTAACTGAGGATCTCCATACAGATCTTGTGCTATTGTATCAGGTCTTTCTCCATCAGAAATTTGATACTTATTGAAAGTGGTGGTAGCACCAAGAAGATCATCACGTAATTTATTTCTTCTGAATAAATTTTTAACTAAAACGTAATCAGTTGAAGAATTTCTATCTTTTGATTGTGATTGATAGAATAAGTTTGGTAGTTCTCTAAAGTAACCCATTAGTATCCAACTCCTCTATAAGTATTAGCATCACCATATGCGAAGTCAAGACTATCACGGAAGTCACCAGCACTTACAAAATGTCCCGTGTCATTTTCATAGTAATCTTCATGATAAATTGGGTTGAGTTCTTTGAATGTGCAGTCAACCTTTATCTGAGTAGGTGTTCCATCATAGAAGGTTGAATAAGTGTTAGCTCCAGTATAATTCAAGGCAATGTTTGTTAATGCCATTGGTTTGAATTTATTTAAGAAAGGATGTGGATTCTTTCCTTTCATATAAGTTAGTTGAAAAATATCAGGAGCAGAAATAAACAAACCATCATTACCTTTTTTAGGTGCCATGGTTCTTTTCAATACTCTAATTATTCGCATTACTTCTTGACCTTCTCTACGATTTCTTGGGAAGAAGGTAAAACTGAATGGGAACACCCTAAGACCAACACCATTGAAAAGAAGTTCAAGGTTTGGTTGAAAAACCTGACCAGTTGCTCTAGATACAATAGATCTCCCAGTAACCTGACCACCTAAAGATCCCACTAACTTTCCTGAGAGTGCTGCCATGATGGCACTCTTCACATTTGAATTTTGAAGAGCTTCTCCGGCGTTTGCTACAAGAGAATTAACAATTGCTCCAGAGGATTGAATAGCATCTACAAACCCTCCTTCACCTGCTTTAAGTATACTTGCTCCTGCCGCTAATCCAAATGCCTCAATGGGATTCATTCCACCATCTGTCCAGTCAACTGCAGCGATGTCAGAAAGTTGTTGAGGAATTGGAAGATATAAAGTGTGAAGGGGATTTTTCAATCCTTCCCTATTTGATCTTGTTCCAGTTCTATTTGCCAGATCTGATAATTTTTTTACAGCTCCCTTTTCAACTTCAATACCACCAGTTAAGTTACCTTTGCCATCCTTCAGTGGACTCACTAATCTATTAGGATTATCTTTTCCATCTACTTGTTGGGAGAAAAAGTCATCAACACCTGCAAAAGGTGGAACATATTCCGCAATAGATATCCTTAAAGTATCCATCTCATCACCAATTGATTCATATGGATATCTCAATAACCTCTCTTCTTCAAGAATAGGTCTACCGTTTTTTCTGCGACGAGGTGTTATGGTGTTTTTTGCACCATTCGTAGATTTGGTATTATCTGGCATCAGATACTCTAGTTATTTGTCAGGTAATAAGCGGTTGGAAGTCTCAAGGCATCACTTACTTCCGAGGGATAAATTTCGTAAAGACTACTCGCGATTTCTGGATAAGTGTATTTTCTCATCATCCTCCAGTGTAAACTAAAGGCGGTGAACCCTTCAAGTCCTACACTGGATACAAGCACCAACGGATGCTGATCATAACGAATGCCAGGAGTCTTTGCGTTATATATGTATGTGTAGTATTTATCAGGTTGAGGCATACCTTCAACAGGGTCTAATGCCATGATAAGTGCCTGCATTATATCAGTGGGATGCATCCTTCTATTTCTTCTTCCTAAACTGTCAACAACTCCACGAATCCTGTTGACATTTTCATCAGTATCTGTCGGTCTGTCTTCCTCCTCACGGATGTCTTTCCTGACACCATCGTCATAAACATTAGAACCTACTTCAATATCTGGATCATTACTAGAAGTTACTTCACCAGTCTCATAGACGTAGAAATACTTTTTACCAAGTCGTCCACCAGATTTGATGTTCCTTGCCATTACTTGATACCTAGTTCTTTTTCAGTGAAGACCTTAAAGATATATCCCCTGTCTTTACACCACTCTGATGCTGCTTCCCACTTTGCTTGATTCTTAGCATATTCATATGCCTCACGAAGATATCCTTTTGTTTGCTTCTTAGGTTTTGATGGTGGGGAGCACTGCCTCTTAGGTTTGATTTCAATAATCATCTTCTTGATTCTGCCCGTAGATTCTTTTACCTTGATGTAAAAGTCTGGGAAGTAACGATGCACTCTGCCATCAACAGGTGATCTGTAGGGTAAGACTATTTCTTCACTACCCCACTCAAGAATATTCTCATTCAAATCACAGTAAACCATGAACTTGCGCTCCCAGAGGGAACGATATACAATGTTTGTGGGGTCTCCCTTATACTTTCTAGGATACGACGGTGAATATTTACCCTTATATGCCATCTAAATAATAATAACAGAATCATATTAGGTATTTAGAGTGGTAAAACCTCGCAGAATATCAGACTTTAAACCAACCTTCACCAATCTCGCACAGAGTTCTCACTATCAAGTGTTCTTTGCTGGATTACCACTTAATTTAAGACAGCATCTGCAGATTAGAGGTGTTAATAATAGGTTTATATCAGAAACATCTGGACTCCTTTGCTATAATGCAGTTTTGCCAGGTAGTAGACTTGCAACATCAGACATTATTGGAAATCATATGGGTGTGTCTGAAAAAATGGCACACACAAGATTATTCACACAGATTCAATTAGAATTCTACGTTGACAATGAATACAAAACTTTGAAGTTCCTAGAGCACTGGATGGAATTTATCGCTAATGGAGCAACCACCAGTAAGAACAGAGTGAGTAATAACAATTACTTCCATAGAATGGAGTATCCCCATAGTTATAAGTGTGATCAGAGCACGATTATCAAATTTGATAGAGACTACAAGGAAGAACTGGAATATAGATTTATTGGATTGTTCCCAATTGATTTAAGTTCTACACCAGTAAAATATGAGCAGTCGGAAGTTCTGAAGGCAACTGCCACATTTAGTTTTGATAGATATCTAATGGGTAAATTTGATAGTCTCTCTGTTGCAAGAGGAAGATCTAATAATATTACTTATGGTAACGGTAAAATTAATAGAATAGATGGAGCAGGTATTAGTGATGAAATACTTGAGAATGCAGGAAGATACAATGATGAAGATCTTCGGTTATCTGCTGAAGAAGCTGGTTATGATAGTGTCACTGATTATTCAATTGACGTTCTTGAAAGGATGTATCCCCCCAGATAAATAAGTGTACTGAATAGATTATTATGCCTTTACCAAAGATTTCTACTCCAACATATGAGTTGGCATTACCATCAACTGGAAAGAAAATAAAATACAGACCTTTTTTAGTTCGTGAAGAAAAAGTTCTTATCATCGCTATGGAAAGTGAAGATGAGAAGCAAATTGCTGAAGCAGTCAAAGATGTTATCAGTAACTGCATTATCACAAGAAATGTCAAGGTAGATGAATTGTCTACGTTTGACATTGAATATCTTTTCCTAAACATTAGAGGTAAGTCTGTTGGTGAAGATGTTGAGGTTCTTGTAACTTGTCCTGATGATGGTGAAACACAAGTTCCAACAGTTATTAACCTGGATGAAATAAAAGTTCAAAAGGGAAAGGGGCACTCAAGAGATATTGTCCTTGATGATGCTCTGACTATGAGAATGAAGTATCCTTCTATGGAACAATTCATTAAAAACAATTTTGGTGCTACTGAACTTACTGTAGAAAGCACTTTTGAAGTTATCTCTTCTTGCATTGAGCAGGTGTTTAATGAGGAAGAATCTTGGTCTACTTCGGACTGTACGAAGAAAGAACTAAACGAATTTCTAGAGCAGTTAAGTTCAAAACAATTCAAAGAGATTGAAAACTTTTTTGAAACTATGCCTAAACTATCTCACACAGTTACGGTTAAAAATCCTAACACTGGTGTAGAGAGTGAAATTGTTTTGGAGGGACTTAACGCTTTTTTCGCGTGAGTATGGCTCATGAAGACCTTGAGTCATACTTCAAAACAAATTTTGCCTTGATTCAGCATCATAAATACTCATTAACAGAGATTGAAAACATGATACCGTGGGAAAGAGAAGTATATCTCAGTTTCCTACAACAATATATTGAGGAAGAAAATCTCAAAGCACAGCAGCAATCTGGACTAAATGGCTGAATTTTCATCGCCAATATTGGGTATGAGAGTTAGAAGGAACGTTATTCCTTCTGCTGCTGTAATTGGTCGTCCAGTACAGCAAGCTCCTCAACAAGATCCACAGACGGCGATTGCTTTACAGAGAAATCAACTTGCTCTGCAGAGTATGAATAATACTCTAGCAGGTGTGACTTCTCAGATTGGAGTGCTTAGTGCATCACTTCAAGGTATTTCTCAACAAATCCAAAGATCTTCCTTAATAGAACAGGCGAGAGATCAGCAAAAAAATAGACAGGAAAGAACTTTAGCAGAACAACAAATAAGAGAGGGAAAAGAATCTCTGATTGAGAGAAGGATACAGAGTGCTTTGATAAAACCACTGAGAGTTGTTGGAGCAAAAGTACAAGGGTCTTTGTTTAATCTTGGAAAATTCTTCAATACTTTATTAGGTGGAATATTAGTCAGTAGAATTATAAGTGTTATATCTTCATTATCCTCTGATGGAAAAGAGGGATTAGGTCAAGTCTTTGATAAGATTAAAGGTGACTTGGCGATTGCTGCCTTACTATATGGTGGATTGAATGGTGGATTTGGAATTCTTCTGAATATTCTAGGAAGACTTGGTTCGACTATTGCTGCACCAGCACTGAGACTTCTCATACTAAGACCAATTCAATTTGCTTTCCAATTAGCAAGAGCGGTTGCCGTAGCGACATTAGCAGGACTAAGAGGTGTTCCTGCCGTCCCACCGGGAGGAGCGCCTGCACCACCTACTCAACAACCACCAAGATCTCAACCAGGAAATAGAAACACACCGCCACCAGGAGTCGTAAGACCTGCTGGTAGAAGATATGGAGCAGGTCTAAGCACAGCAGCATTAAACGCATTATTTGGAGTCATACAGAATAGACCAATTGGTGAAATTGGAACTAGTGCTGTTCTGTCTGCATTGCCAATTATTATTGGTGGTACTAATCCCTATGGTTTTGGTTTATCATTAGTGGGTACATTTCTTGGACCTGAAGTATTTCAAAGAAGTGGATTAAATCAAATCCCAGAATTGCAGCAACGTCCATCAGACATTCTTGATCTGTTCCAAGGCAGAACTAAAAAAGAATCTGATTTGCAGCAAGATTCTAATAGGGTTAATAATAACACAGTTATTATTCCAGGACAAGGAGGGGAAAATGCCCCAATAGAAACAGAATCTGCCAGTGGTGTTGGTAACTATGCTCCTCCTGTGGGTAGTTCAAATCCATCCAATCCTTATGTTTTATATTCTGCTATTCAGTATAATATTGGTGGGGTAGGTCTCTGATGGCATACGCATATAACTCTGCTAGAAGTATAAGTGGTATCCGAGAGTCTATGAATAGACTTTCTAAAACCGTCTTCCAAACACAAAAATCTGCTAATAATATTTCAAAATCTCTAAGAGAATCTAACGAAAGAAGGCAGGATGCAATATCCACCAGTAACAGAACGTTTCGTTTAAGAAGAGAGTCTGTAAGGAGAAGAGAAAAAGAAGATCTAATTGAAGCGAGTCAAATGACCGGATCTTTTAAGAGAGTCGGTAAAATCGCTTCAAGAAGCACCAAGGGATTTCTTGGTAGAATTATGGATTTTGTCGGAACTGTATTGGTTGGTTGGGCAGTATTAAATCTTCCTAGAATTGCAGCGACGGCAGATAATTTATACAAGAGACTTCAGAAATATTTTAGCACTCTTAATGGATTCTTTGGTGGAACAACAGAAATGTTGGCAGGATTTAGAGATTCAATCGGTGCAGTCTTCACAGGAATATCTACATTCAATATTGAATTATTCAGAAAAGAGTTTGACGCTGGCATGAATAGATTGATTGCTGGATTCCAGGAGATGTCAAGGTCTACTGAACAGGGTGTTGATTTACTTCGTCAAGATGCCTCTCAATTGATGAAGTCGATCGGATTTGATTTCCCAGACTTTTTAAGTTTCTTAGATCCAAGAAATAATCAAACGCGCCAACAAACACAGGGAGGGGGACAACAGCAAGGACAATCAATACCATCCGCACAGAGTGGACCCCTTTTGAATTTTGTCAGGTCAGTAGAGGGCAATTACGGTTCTACTTTTGATGGCGGTTCTCTGAGTGATTTTAACAGAAAAGGTGAAGATATCACCGAAATGACGATCGCTGAACTAGTTCAATATCAAAAAGATTACCTCGCTCATCAGGCAGCGAAAGGCGTTCCTGAAAATGCTAGAAGTGCTGCTGTTGGCGCTTATCAAATATTATATCCAGATCAAGTTGCTAAGGAACTTAAAATTCCTTTAACAACTAAATTTTCTGCTGCAGTGCAGGATCAAATGGCACTTTATTTGATTACTGTGAAGAGAGGAATTACTCTTGACATGATTAGGAATAATCGTAATGAAGCAGCTCGTCGTCTAGCACAAGAGTTTGCGGGAAGTCCTGTTTTAGCACCAACTCAAGGTCAAAGTCAGCAAGTGCAGAGAGGGCAGAGTTTTTACGCTGGGGATCCTAATAATAAGGCAAATGCTACTCCAGAGAGACTTGAAGAAACCCTTGATAAAGTACTAAAGCAAGGAAATATTAGTAGTAATCCAAATTCTTTGCGTACAAACACGATTGCGATGGCACCTCCGTCGTCACAATCAAATACTACAGTCATTATTGAACCTAATAGTCCTCCTCCTGCTCCTATGATTCAACAGCAAACTGTTGCTTCTGCTCCTCCTATGTTAAATACTAGTGGGAGATCTAGAGGTCAACTGCTAGATGATCTGTATAACTACAAAACAATGACAACCTAATGGGAAGCGCAAGAAATACGGCATCATATGAGGAGATTACAATTGAATCCTCCTTTTCAGAAAAAACAGTTGATCTTAGACTTGGTGTAGTTTCATTTGATTATTATGAGGATCTTCTTTCACCAACAATAACTGCTAGATTAGTTGTTATTGATGGTGGTAATACTGTCGTTGGACAGAATGGTAAACTTGAATCTCTTTATTCGGGTCTACCAATCAGAGGTGGTGAGAGAGTCTCTATTCACATTAAACCTGAAGGACAAGCAAATAGTCCTGGATTGTTATTCAATTCTCCAGAGAGATATCTTTATGTTTCTAAAATTTCTTCGGTTGTCAAAGAAGGTCAGAGAGAACTTTTAGTTCTTGATTTGACCTCAAGAGAATCAATTGGAAATGAAATCACCAGGATTTCTAATAGATTTGCGATGGGTAATGGCATATCAAATTCTGCTATTACTATACTAGAGAGATTGGGATCAAAATTCAGTGAGATTGATGATACATCAAACACCTATGGTTTCATTGGGAATATGAAGAAACCATTCTCGCTTTTGATTTGGTTGGCATCAAAGGCAGTTGATAATCAAAATAATAGTGGATTTTTCTTTTTTCAAACTCATGATGGATTCAAATTCAAATCTATTAGTAAATTAATTAATGCAGGAAAAAACGGACCAAAATTTGTTTACAAAAATCATGAAATTCCTCAGAGTCCTTTAACCTATACTGATGACATTATATTAAATTACAATGTGACAACAAATCATAATCTAATTGAAAAGCTTAGAAGAGGTATGTATTCAAGTTTTTCGGCATCATTCAATCCATTATTTGGAGCATTTACACTGCCTCAAGATGGGGTGACTAATATTAATGATAATAAACCAAGTGTTACTATGGGTGATGAATTTAGAATACCTAAATTGCTTGGTGGTAGAGACATTCCTGACCTGCCATCAAGAATCATGACAATGGTTGATGATGTTGGAACCATTGATAATGGAATATCAATTCAACAAAATGCTGATATTTTTAATAGACAACGAGAATCTATTTTGAGATATAATTTGCTGTTTATGCAGATATTAGAAATTCAGGTTCCGATGAATAGTAGTCTGAGAGCTGGTGATATGATTCGTTGTGATTTTGTAAAAACATCCTCTGATAAAACTAATAAGGGAGTTGACCCTGACTTAAGCGGTCTATATATGATTAAGGAATTGTGTCATCATTTTGAAGTTGATCAGTCAATAACATCAATGAAACTTGTCAGAGATACTTACGGAAAACCAGACACGGGAACATAATGGACGATTTTTCAATAAACACTAATTTTTTAGGAAGAGATGGTTTTGTCTGGTGGATAGGACAAATCGCACCCTTCTCTGCAAACGAAGCTCAAGATGGAGAAAATGGTTGGGGGTGTAGATACAAAGTTCGTATTATGGGATATCACCCATATAATTTAATTGAACTTGCTGATGCTGAACTGCCCTGGGCGATAGTAATGCGTCCACCTGGAACTGGTACTGGTTCTGGTGGTATGTCTAAAACCATTCATTATAATCAGGGTGATACTGTAATTGGTTTCTTCTTAGATGGTGAAAACGCTCAGCAACCTATTATCATGGGTGCGTTGGGTAATACTGCATACGCTGCAAAAAATGGCGAAATCGTTCCTTTTGGAGATTTCACTGGATACAATAAAGTGATGGAACCACCTTCGGCAAAGGTGAGAACGCAATCAGAATCGTCAGATATTCAACAACAACCATCTCCACAAACAAATATTCCAGAAAGGACTGTAAACTCTGATAATCCCGCAAGAATTTCATCTGCTGATGGAATAAAAATTACAAATCCTTGCGGTGGTAATGATAGTCCTAAAGATGCTAAAGGTAGTCAACATCTTACAGACATAAAAAATGCTGTTGAGCAATTTAGTGATTCGGTAAAGAGAATAAAAGCAGACTTTGATGAAGGTTCGGAATTTGTAAGAGATTGGATTAAACAGGAGATTAAGGTTAGAAAGGAAGAAATAGTTGGAAAAGCATCTGGTTTTGTTAATGGTATGATTTCTGACTTTGCTGAGCAAGCAATTCCTTTGATGAAGCAGGGACTTGAGATGCTTTACCAAAAAGTATTTGGTTTAGTGCTGGCAGCAACAGGATTGTATCCTGTCGCCAGGGCAGCAGGTCTCGCCGCACAACAGGCGATGGCAATACCAATTAAATTTTTACAGGATCAATTGCCTTGTATTGTCAATTCAATTTTGGGTAAGATTGGAAATACTGTAGAAAGTTTACTTGGATCTATTGTTGATAATGTTACCAACTTTGTCCAGTGTGTTGCTGATCAGACGATTGGAGTTCTCGCTAATGATATTATAGGTCAGGCAGCAGACGGATTGAGTGCTGCCCTTGGTGGACTTGATAAGATTATGCAGTTCATCAATTCGTTTGGCAGTCCTGGAGCTTTTGTTGAGAACTTAATGAGAAATACCATCGGCGGTTTGCTTGGTCTGATTGGTGTCGCTGGTTGTAATGATGAAAAAGAAAAGGATGCAATGGGTCCATGCAAAACTATTCTGGGTGTTGGACCGGCATTTAATGAACCAAGTGATTTAAAGGGAATTATTGATAATGCCAATATTGCCAAAGCTGCTACCAATATCGCTAATGTTGCAGGACTTGACTTTGAGGGTGTTCAGGATGTTGCTGAAGGTGTCAAGGGTGTGGTTGGTGCTTTTGATGTATTCAATCCAGATTCCAAAAAACCTGGATTTGCTAGTGATCTGGGTGGATGCTATACTGGACCACCACAACTCTGCAAACCTCCTACAATCAACATCTTTGGTGGTGGGGGAGACGGTGCTGCTGCCGCTCCACTCTTCGGGTTCCCAGACTTTGGGACTGGAACAGCAAGCATCATTGATATTGAATTAACAAATCCTGGAAACGGATACACATACCCACCGTTCGTTCAGATCGTGGATAGTTGTAATCAGGGTTATGGTGCTATTGCCAGAGCAACAGTCAAGGATGGTAAGGTAGATAAGATCTATTTGTCATCTGTTGGTGAAAATTATCCAGTAGAGGAAGTAGAACCTCTGGTTGTAACTAAGGTTGATGTTATCAATCCAGGTTCTGGATTTACTGGCGATGACATTATATTCGATAATCTTGGAAATGTATATGAAGCAGATATAGTTGGTGGATCAATCATTCGGGTAACTCCCATAAATACTGTAGATATAACTGAACTACCAAGGATTACTATTACAAGTGTAAGTGGTAGTGGTGCTGTTCTTATTCCTAAACTTGGAAAGAGACCACCACAGGAAGAAGTAACTCAAGTCATAGATTGTATCGTATAAGATGGCAGCACCAAAAGTATTCACACAATCATTTGCCGAACTCTACGGTCCAAAATTTGGTATCTACGTCAATGACCAGCAAATGGGTATTGATGGAAGACAAGTCTATCAACTTTATGGTGTAACAGATCAGGACCTTAAGTCGTCAATAAGATTCAGTGAGTCTGGTGCTCTTAAAATTCATAGTGATAAGAGTATTGAAATCGCTGCCGGTGAATATAATGAAGATAAGGGCGTTGATATTAACATCCAAGCAAGAAGAGGTAATGTTAATATCAAGGCAGACAGAAACGGTAATGTAACTGTATCTGGTGCTAATATAATTGTCAACGCCGATAAGAATCTTGATTTAGTTGCAGGTAAAAGAATCCGTTTATTATCAAATGATATTCAAGTTAGAGCAAATTATTATTCTACAAGAGGTATAAGTGGTAACGCAGTCCCACTTAATGAACAGTTTATCGGTAGAATTTACACAGGAACACAAATAGGAACTGATTTCTTAAGTGGTGAAGTAGGAATTGATGGTTCATTCATCGGCAATGCTGTCGGTGGTGCCATCGGTGGTCCTGTTGGTGGTTTCGTTGGTGGAGCAATAGGTGGTCTCTTCTAATGTCAGATCAAGTTTTTAATAACGAGACAACATTTACTCAGAAGGCTGAGTTTCTAAAAGACGTATATATTTACGGAACGCTTTACTATGATTTCGTAGGATTCGGAACGGATCTTACTGTAGAAGATATTAATATTACGAAGCAGGCGAATATTGCTGACCTGTATGTTTCAGGTGTTTCGACCTTTGTTGGTCCTTCAGCATTCCAGGGCACAGTTTCTGTAGCATCCACTGCAACATTTGCTGATGTAGAAGCAGATAACCTTGATGTTGATAATATTGATGTTGGTATTGCGACTGTTCGTGAACGTTTTGAACTCACTAATGATGATGGAACACAGCATCTTGTAGGATTTGCTTCAGGTCCTCGTGCTGGTAGAGTAGGCATAGGTAGCACACTTCCTGAAAGGGATCTTGATCTTAATAATCTTAGGGTCACTCAAAACATTTTTGACTCTGTTAATGCTCAAGGATCCAATGGTTTCTTCCTCTCTCGTGACGTAAATGGCATTCGTTGGGTTAGTGCTGCACCAGACGCTCAGACTGATGGTTTCTTTGTTCAAAACGAAGGTGTCTTAGTTGGTGTTGGTTCATTTACCACAATGAACCTAATTGGAACCGATAGTGGTGGTGATTTAGTTGATGCTACTGCTAATGGAACTACCGTTGACATTCGTATCAAAGATCACTGGCAGAAAAACAATTCTGGCATTCATACAACAGTTAATGTAGGTATTAATAAACTAAATCCAGAAGTTCCACTGGATGTTGATGGATTTTCATTGTTCAGAGGCAATATTGGAGTAGTTGGTGTTGCAACCTTTGGCAGCACTGTAAGAATTGATGCCCCTCTGAGGGTTCATAATAACAACATTACTGGAACTGCAACAACGGCAATCTACGCACATAATGCTGGTATTGCCACATTCACGACTAGAACAGGATTTGCGACTGTTGCTGCTGCCGCTACGTTTTCAATTAGAGCAGGATTTGCGACTGTTGCTGCTTCCGCTACGTTTGCACAGGTCGCTGGTCTATCTACGTTTTCCAATATTGCTTTTGCTGCAACATTCGCTCAGACTGCTGGTGTTGCAACCGTTGCTAATCAGACTGGGTTCTCTACAGTCGCCGGTATTGCCACCTTCGCTAATCAGTCAGGATTCTCTACAGTATCCGGAACTGCTACCTTCGCTTTAAGAGCAGGTATTGTTACTTTTGCTAGTCAGACAGGATTTGCTACCGTCGCTGGTATTGCTACCTTTGCAAATCAATCTGGTTTCTCTACCGTTTCAGGTGCTGCTACATTTGCAAGAATTGCTGGTTTCTCCACCTTTGCTAAACAATCTGGTTTTGCTACGGTAGCAGGATTAGCAACAAACGCTACTAGAGCAGGTATTGCAACATTTATTGAGACTGTTCAAACTCTCACTGATCAAGAGTTCTTCATTCCTTTTGTTGAAAACTCTGTATCCACTGGTATTGAAACTGTAAGAGTTGACAGTGGAATTAGATATAATCCAGCGAGAGATAATGTTATTGTTGGTGGTGGTCTGACAGTTGGTGGTGCTACTACAATCCACAATACACTAAAAGTTGATTCTAATACGGATCTTGATGGCACTTTAGATGTTGCTGGTGCTACAACAATCAATAATACATTAACAGTTGATTTAGATGCCAGTGTTGGTGGTGGATTAACAGTTGGTGGTGCTACTACAATCCACAATGCACTCAAAGTTGATGGAAACACTGTCCTTGATGGTTCATTAGAACTTAATAGCACTCTGATTGATATTAATGGTAGTGTTGCCACTGGTAAGACTGATTATAGATTATCTTCAGTTGGAACTGGTGTGTCATGGAGACCACCTGGTGTTGAAACGACAAATATCTTATATGTCACCAAAGACGGAAATGATTCAAACTCTGGATTACTTGAGGGCGATGCTAAAGCTACAATTGGTGGTGCAGCAGCAGTCGCTCTAGATGGAGACACCATATATGTAAGACCCGGAACATATTTTGAAAATAATCCCATCGGACTTAGAACTGATGTTTCTATCTCTGGTCAGGACTTGAGACTTGTAACTGTTGTTCCTAACAATCCTGCAGAAGACCTATTTCACGTCAGACGTGGTTGCCTGATTGAGAATATGAACTTCGCTGGTAACAATGTATCTACCGGATATACTGGTGCCATGGTTGCTTTCCCACCACTGACTGCCAATCAGAATAGTGGATATGTTGCTCCAGGACCTGCTAATGAAGGTCCAAGTGGCAGATGGAGATCACCATATGTCCGTAACTGTACTAACTTTGCTACTGACAGTGTTGGTATGAGAGTTGATGGAAACCTTGCTAATGCTGCATTCAGTGGTACTAATAATCTGGGTCAAGACCTTAAGAGTATGGTTGTTGACTCTTACACTCAATACAACCAGAATGGTATCGGTGTATCTCTGACTAACAAAGGATACGCTCAGTTGGTTTCTATCTTCACAATCAACTCCAAGATTGCTATCTTCGCTGGTAGTGGTGGTCAGTGTGACCTTACAAACTCCAACTCTTCTTTCGGTGTCTTCGGTCTTTTCGCTGATGGTACAAGTGGCGACGAATTTACTGGTATCAACACAGGTGCTAAACTGGCAGATGTTGATACCTTCCAAGTATTTGGTGTTCGTGATGAAGATGCTGCTGTCAGAAAACCATTTGATGGTCAAGGTGCTTTCTTCAAGATAAATCTTGATGATTACACTGATACTGGAACGAAGACGGGTATTGTTACTGAACCTCTGAGAGTTATCAGAACTATTAAAATTACAAACGGTGGATCTGGATACAGTCAGTCGGCACCACCAGCAGTCAGTGTCTCTGAACCATTTGGACCTGAGGGTATCTTAGCAGAACTATCTGCTAATGTTAGTGCTGCTGGAACTGTAAGTTCTATTGATGTTGTTGCTAGTGGTAGAAACTTCTTACCTGCTGGTTCTGGCACTAATCAGCAGAACATTTCAATTACATTCTCTGGTAATGGTGGTGCAGCGGCAGAAGCAGTTACTGACCCAATTTTATTCACGGTTGATAAGGCGACTGAACCTACTACTAACACTGGATTATCTACTGTTACCTTCAATGAATTTGTTCCTTATTCTGTAGGAACTGGTGTAAGTATGAGTTTCCGTCGCCTCAGTCGCATCATCACCAGTTCACACTCCTTTGAATACGTCGGTGCGGGTACGGACATAAATAGAGCAAACCCCTTCCAGGGTGGAGAACCTATTCCTGAGAATGAAATTGTCGCTATCAATGGTGGACAAATTCCATTCACAAGCACCGACCAAAAAGGTAACTTTAGAATCGGATCAGGACTGGTTATTGACCAAACAACATCATCGATTGCTGGAAGAGATTTCAATAGAGCGATACAAGCAAACCTTACACCATTGATACTTGCCCTGGGAGGATAATAAGATAAGATGGCAGTCGCACCAGTTAATAAGTTTATTACGCTTGCTGTCCCTGTCGCACCAGGGGAGCAAAAACTTTACGAGGTTCCTACAGGAACTTCTGCGATTTTGCTGTATGCACAGGTTGCTAATGTTGGAGTTGGAACTTATCCAACAGCAACTTTAATTCACAGAAGAGAATCAAGAAGCACTGGTAACCAAAGAGATATTAGAGTAATTAAAGATATTGAGATTCCACCTAATGATGCTGCTATCTTAATTGATGGTAGATTAGTTTTAGAAAAAACTGCTACTACGTTTGATAGGTTGTATATAACTGCTACACAAACTGGTGTAGGTACAGTCTATGATGTAAAATACCATGAACCTGCTGGTGTGGCAACCGTCACAACCATGGACCCTCATGGATTTGAAGCAGGAGATCAGGTTACTCTTGCGGGTCTTGCATTTACCTGTCTTGGAAGCACAGGTATTACAACAACGATATTTCCAGATCCTCAACAATCATATACTGTTGATAGTATTACTGGCAGTGTAGGAACTTCAAAGACTTTTACCACATTTGTTGGTGGTTCTCTTGGGTACGTTCACATTTTTAATCCTGCTATTCACTACTTTGTGCGTTCTAAGGCAGAGTCAATCACAGATAATAACGGCACAAAATATACACCAACCACAGCATCGTATAGTGGAAAGACTGGCAATTTAGTTCTTACCATGCCCTCTCATGGTCTTACAACTTCTAATACTGTAAGTATCGCCACATCTTCTTTAATATTTACTTGCACTCAAGATAATAATTCCACAGAGCACGCATACCCAAGACCTACAGATCCTGTTGCTGGTATTCAAACTGGCATCGGCGCTACGACTGTAAACACTATTACTGTTTATGTCGGCGTTTCAACTGCTGGTGGATTGGTCGCGCCACTACAGATGGAATTCCTCGCAAGTATTCTTGAAAACTCTACAACATAATAAGAGATGGCAGACGCAAGAAAACCGACGCAGCGATATCTCAGTGGTAGAGTTAAGATTGTTAATAATGCCGGTCTGCATACTGACCGACATCTTTATGTGTCTCCAGGTGAGGTAGAACCAAATCTAGGATATCCTGGAGAAAAAAGTATACCCCTATCAAATCAATACTATCAATTAATTACCATTCCTAATGGTGATACTTACGATAGATATTGGCAACAACAACCTGGATTGCAACCAGGTGGTATTAGTGTTTTTGATGAAAGCACTCTAATTGGTGTTGCAAATAGTATATCAAAACTTAATTTTGTTGGTGCTGGTGTTACTGCCACCGCTAGTGGCACTATTTCTACAATTACAATTGATGCTTCTAGTGCTAGAGTAAAGGTCTCTAGTAATCCACCAACATCTCCAGCACCGGTAGATGGTGATTTGTGGTGGGATAAAGATATTGGTGAACTTTATGTTTATTATGTGGACGCTGATAGTGCTCAGTGGGTAGAAACTTCTGGTGGTAGTGAGACTGTAACCATATCTGATGACGCTCCTTCAAGTCCAAATGGTGGTGATTTATGGTGGGAAAGTGACACAGGTCGTCTCAAAATATATTACAACGATGGTGATAGCGCACAGTGGGTTGATGCAAGCAGTGGTATATCGGATGGAATACTTGGAGGGAGATTTGTAGTAACCAACGCTGGTATTCATACTTTATCTAATGTTGGTATAGGAACGACTAATCCCCTTGGTATTGTCAACTCTTCAAATACCACTGTTCTTTCTGCTGGTATTGTCACCGCTAATTTTTATTATGGTGATGGATCTAATTTAAGTAATCTTCCTACAAATACGGGTCCTCAAGGTTCTCAGGGAGTTCAAGGTGCTACTGGATCAACGGGTCCTCAAGGTTCTCAGGGAGTTCAAGGTGCTACTGGATCAACGGGTCCTCAAGGTAATCAAGGAGTTCAAGGAGCTCAGGGCGTCCAAGGTGCCACTGGTGCCACTGGTCCTCAAGGTAATCAGGGCGTTCAAGGTGCTACTGGATCAACGGGTCCTCAAGGTAATCAAGGAGTTCAAGGTGCCACTGGTGCCACTGGTCCTCAAGGTAATCAGGGCGTTCAAGGTGCACAGGGTGTTCAGGGTGCTGCTGGTTCTGGTGGATCCACAGGTCCTCAAGGTGTTCAAGGTGCTGATGGAAACTTTGGTGGGGCGACCTTTGATTATACTTTTGATACCTCAACAGCAGATTCGGATCCTGGTCAGGGGAATTTGAGATTCAACAATGCAGACTTATCCTCTGCAACATTAATGTATATTGATGATGAGGATGATGGTGGTAATGATATTCAAGCATTCTTAAGAACAATCGACGATTCAACGTCAACGGTTAAAGGTCATGTTAGAGTATCTAATAGACTTAACGCAGCAGATTTCACCCTGTTTACAATCAGTGGTACAAACACAGAAGCATCTGGTTATCATAAGGTAACAGTTTCATACGTTTCTGGTGCCACATCGTTTAGTAATGATGAAGATATAATTGCAACTTTTGCTAGGACTGGTACAAAAGGTGACACTGGTGCTACAGGTCCTACTGGTCCTCAAGGTAATCAAGGCGTTCAGGGTGCTCAGGGTGTTCAGGGTGCTGCTGGTCCCACTGGTCCTACAGGAAATCAAGGCGTCCAAGGTGCTACAGGTTCTACTGGACCAACAGGACCTACTGGTCCTACAGGAAATCAAGGCGTCCAAGGTGCTACAGGTTCTACTGGACCAACAGGACCTGCTGGTCCCACTGGTCCTACAGGAAATCAAGGCGTCCAAGGTGCTACAGGTTCAACAGGACCTCAAGGGGTTCAGGGAGCTCAGGGTGGATTATCAACATTTGCAGTTCCTCAAGGAGGAATTATTATTTGGTCTGGTGCAGCAAATGCTATTCCAAATGGATGGGTGATATGTGATGGTCAGAATAGTACACCCGACTTAAGAAATAGATTTGTCGTTGGCGCGGGTGATAGTTATGCCGTTGATGCTACTGGTGGTGCCGACTCGGTTACTCTTACGACAGCACAGTTGCCCTCTCACACTCACGGTGCTGGAAGTTATGGTACTAGCAATCCTGGTAATCACACTCACACTTATATTGATCAGGTGAATGATGGTAATGGAGGTTATCGTTGGTGGAAAGGTGGCGACAATGATTGTAGGGGAGATAACAAGCAAACAGAAGGTTCTGGAGGTCATACGCACAGTATCACTGGCAGTTCTGGTTCCGCTGGATCAGGAAATAGTCACGAAAACAGACCACCATACTACGCATTATGCTATATTATGAAGACATGATTATAACGTATGGATCTCCAAGTATTTGATAATAAAGTACCCTTTACTGTAAGAGAAAAATTACTAGATTATTGTACTAGATCCAACTTTAGTTTGGGTTGGGTTGATCGTCCCATGATTGAGAATGATAAAGCTATACCCAATATTCATTCATCGTGGGATAATAATAATTTGAATGAAAGTAAAATTTTCCCATACATTGCAGAATGTATAGACGAAACTTCTTTTTTTACTTGCCGTAATATAGAATCTGTTATTCTCAATTTGATACGTCCATCGGATGTACACTTCATTCATTCACATCCAAATAAACAAGTTGCTTTATATTATTGTAACTTGACCTGGGAAGATGGTTGGTATGGTGAGACAATGTTTTATGATCCAAATGATCTAGAGAAAGTTTCATTCACTTCGTTATACAAACCTGGCAGAATAATATTATTTGATGGTTCAACACCACACGCCATCAGACCACAATCTGTGAGTGGACCAAAGTATAGAATTACTTTGACTATAATTTTTAGATAAGAGAATAAGGACATAAATAGTCAAAAAGTATAGATAATGGCGCTAAATTTTCCTAATAGTCCCAGTCTAAACGATATCCACGAAGAAAGTGGCACTAAGTGGCAGTGGGATGGATCCTCTTGGGTTCGCGTAGTTAGCGCAGGTAATCAGGGTTTTCAGGGAACGACTGGAGCAGCAGGTCCTCAAGGTAATCAAGGCGTTCAGGGTGCTCAGGGTGTTCAAGGTGCCACTGGTGCAGATTCAAATGTAGCAGGACCTACAGGACCTACAGGTAACCAAGGTGTTCAGGGCGCTCAAGGCGTTCAAGGTGCCACTGGATCTACTGGACCTACAGGTAATCAAGGCGTTCAAGGTGCCACAGGTCCTACAGGACCTCAAGGAAATCAAGGGGTTCAGGGTGCTCAGGGTGTTCAGGGAGCACAGGGCGTACAAGGTGCTGCAGGTGCTGGTGGTGCAACAGGTGGTACAGGACCACAAGGTGCTGATGGAAACTTTGGTGGCGCTACGTTCGACTACACATTTAGTACTACAACCACTGATAGTGATCCTGGTCAGGGCACGTTAAGGTTTAGTGAATCAACATTCTCTGGTGCATTAACACTTTTCATTGATGATGAAGATGACAATGGGACAGATATTCAAACTTATTTGAGAACTATTGATGACTCCACTTCTTCAATCAAAGGTCATTATAGAGTTTCTAACCGTCTTAATGCAGACGATTTCGCTTTATTCACGATCACAGGATCTATAACCGAAGCAACTGGATATTTCAAAGTTCCTTCCTCCTATATTTCTGGTTCTACTTCTTTTAGTAATAGTGAAGATATTATAGTCACTTTCGCTAGAACTGGCGATAAAGGTGATACTGGAGCACAAGGCGTTCAGGGCGCACAAGGCGTTCAAGGAGCTCAGGGTGTTCAAGGAGCTCAAGGCGTTCAGGGTGCTGCAGGTGCTGGTGGTCCATCAGGCGGTACTGGTCCTCAAGGTGCTCAGGGTGCCACAGGTTCAGCAGGACCTCAAGGTAACCAAGGTGTTCAGGGAGCTCAGGGCGTTCAAGGTGCTCAGGGTTCTAACTTCAGTAGAACAGAGTCTAACTTCACTGCTACTGCCAATCAAACTACCTTTACCGTATCAGGTGGATATGTAAATGGTGATGATGTAGATGTATTCGTAAACGGTGTCCGTTTAACACCAGCAGAATACACTGCATCTAACGGAAGTACAGTTGTATTAGACACTGGTGCTACTGTAGGGGATATTGTAGATATTCTTTACTTTGAATCTGCAGGACCTCAAGGAGCTCAGGGTGTTCAGGGTGCCACAGGTGCTGGTTCTCCTGGTTCTACTGGTCCTCAAGGTGTCCAGGGTGCTACTGGTCCTCAAGGTAATCAAGGTGTTCAGGGCGCTCAAGGCGTTCAAGGTGCTACAGGTTCTGGTGGTTCAACGGGACCACAAGGCGCTCAGGGTCGTCAAGGTGCTACAGGTCCCACTGGTCCTCAAGGTAATCAAGGCGTTCAGGGTGCTACCGGACCTCAAGGTAATCAAGGTGTTCAGGGTGCTACTGGTGCTGGTGGTCCGACAGGTGGCACGGGTCCAACAGGACCACAAGGTGCTGATGGAAACTTTGGTGGTGCTACTTTTGACTATACATTCAGCACTTCGACGACTGATAGTGACCCAGGTCAGGGCACTTTAAGATTCAGTGAATCAACATTTTCTGGTGCATTAACACTTTACATTGATGATGCAGATGATAATGGCACTGATATACAAACTTATTTAAGAACTATTGATGACTCTACCTCTACAATCAAGGGTCATTACAGAGTTTCTAATCGCCTGAACGCTGATGACTTCGCCTTATTCACGATTACTGGATCAATAACTGAAGCAACTGGATATTTTAAAGTTCCTTCTTCATACATTTCAGGATCTACATCTTTCAGTAACAGTGAAGATGTTATCGTAACGTTTGCTAGAACTGGTGATAAGGGTGATACTGGTCCCACAGGACCTCAAGGTAATCAAGGTGTCCAGGGTGCTACTGGTGCTACTGGTTCCACAGGTCCCACTGGACCCACTGGTCCTCAAGGTAATCAGGGTGTTCAAGGTGCTACAGGACCAACAGGACCAACAGGTCCCCAAGGTGTTCAGGGTGCTACGGGTTCTACAGGACCAACAGGACCAACAGGACCAACAGGTCCCCAAGGTGTTCAGGGTGCTACGGGTTCTGGTGGTTCAACAGGACCCACTGGACCCACTGGTCCTCAAGGTGATGATGGTGCTACAGGACCAACAGGACCAACAGGTCCCCAAGGTGTTCAGGGTGCTACGGGTTCTACAGGACCACAAGGTGCTGGTGGTAGTGCAACAATCACGAATGAAGCAGATAATAGAATACTGACCGCTACCTCCACTTCTGGAACTATCAACGCGGAAGCAAACTTAACTTTTGATGGAAATGATTTAACTGTAGGTAGATACATTTATGCTAAAGATATTTTTATTGGGGATGTAAGTCCAGAATTAAGATTTACAGATAGTGACAATAATCCCGATTACCGCATCAGGCTCAACTCAGGACTATTAGGAATTAGAGATATCACCAATAATCAGGATAAACTGATCTTTAATACTGATGGTATGCAAATTCCTCAAGGACTTGAGGATAAAGATGGTGATCTTGGAACTTCTGGTCAGGTCTTAAGTTCTACTGGAACTCAAGTCAATTGGGTTGATGCTGGTTCAGGACCTCAAGGTGCACAGGGTGTTCAGGGTGCAGCAGGTTCTGCAGGATCTACTGGTCCTACCGGACCCACTGGTCCTCAAGGTGCTCAGGGTGTTCAGGGTGCCACAGGTTCTACTGGTCCTGCAGGATCTACGGGTCCTCAAGGTGCTGATGGTGGTAGTGTAACGGTCTCTACTTCTGCTCCTGGTAGTGCATCTAGTGGAGATCTTTGGTGGAACAGTGAGAATGGTAAGTTGTATGTTTATTATACTGATGGTGATTCCACGAATCAGTGGGTTGTATCAAACAACCAGGGTCCAGTAGGTCCCACAGGTCCTCAAGGTGCCACAGGTGCTACAAACCCACCAAGTGGAACTAATATTCAGTTGACAGATGGTTTCTATACTAACGATCAGGCACTGAACTCCAATAAAACTTTATCTGGTTCACTTAATGGTGGAGTATTCGGACCTTATGAGATTGCGTCAGGAGTAACACTCACTATCTCTAGTGGTGCGACATTTACTGTTCTGTGACGTATAAATAATCTCAAGTCGTTCAGATTTTAAATTATTATGCCTGGCGTAGATGGAGTCTATAACAAGAGGATAATTTATGATAATGGTGAAGGTGGTGTATCTATCCTTGTACCTTCAACACATTGCCCCTCACTTGATAGATTAGCTCAGGATGTCCCTGCAGGTAAAGCATATCAAGTGATTGATGTAAGTGAGGTTCCTAGTGATAGAACTTTTAGAAACGCTTGGATTTACGAGGAGGATTGATCATGGCACATATTGGAATTAATACGGCAAAAGCAAGAGAAATTCATAAAGAGCACATTCGTGAAAAGAGAAATCCTCTTTTAGCAGCACAAGACGTTGCTTTTCAAAGAGCTCAAGAAGAAGGAGCAAGCACTGTAGGTATTGTTTCTACCAAGCAAGCACTTCGTGATGCCACTGATCTTGCTAATATCACTATTGACACTGTAGGTGTTACTAGTGTTACTAATCAACTTAAAGCATCTTGGGACACAAGTCTTCTGGGTGATAATCCTTGGTAATTTATGAGTACGCTTAAGACCGGAACAGTTCAAAACAACACTGGAACAGGTGCTCCACTGTTCAAAAATAATGCTGGCACGGAGATTGGTCAACTTGCTAAAGCTTGGATCAACTTTGATGGTCAGTTCACGGTTTCAATTAGAGATGACTTTAATGTCAGTTCACTTGTAGACAATGCAACTGGAGATTATACAATCAATTTCACTAATGCGTTAGCTAATGCAAATTTCGTTGTTGCAGGAACTACTGCATATGAATTTAATCATGAACCAAGAATTATCGGTGCTATCGCTTATTCGACTTCTAGTGTTAGAGTTGAAACTGGGTATTCTGCATTTAATAATCAAGATGAGCAGATAAACAATGTCGTTATTTTCGGAGCTTGATCCATGAGTACCATAAAAGTTACTAATTTACAAGACACTTCTGGTGGTAATCAAAGCACTAGTGAAGAAATTTTTCAAGGTAGAGCAAAAGCATGGGTCAACTTTGATGGCACTGGCACTGCCACTATTAGAGATGACTTCAACGTCAGTTCTCTCACTGATACTGGGACGGGACTATTTACAATTAATTTCACCAACCCATTTTCGACCATTAATTATGCAGCGGTTGGCATGAGTCATTATGGTATGTCTCAGCACGGATCAACGCCTTATAGTACAAGTGCCTTCAAAGTTGTCACATATTCCACGCCGACCGGAGGAAATAATGATTTCGACTACAACGACATTGCTTTTTTCGGAGTCTAACCCATGAGTCAAATTAAAGTAGACAGTATTGTTCCAAGAGGTGGAGTACCTTCTGGTGCAACTGGTGGTGGTATCATTCAGGTTGTAAGAGCATCATCCAACACAGCAAATGTAACTCCATCCGGTAACAGCACTTGGACTGATGCAGGACCTTCTGTAACGATCACTCCTTCATCATCATCACATTTAATTATGATAGAATCGAGTGTAATGTGTATCGCTAATAGTAATAATTATGTTGCATTCAAATTATTGAGAGGTTCAACAGCAATTAGAGAGTGGTGGGGATATATGAATGTGGGTTACTATGCTCCATTTCAGGGACCAGGAAAACATATAGATTCACCATCTACTACGTCCGCAGTGACATATAAACTGCAAATTTATGCAACTAGTTCTTACAATACTTTTTTCTTTAACTATAATGGTCAGACTGATAATAACTCATTGAGAAACGCAGAACTTTATGCGATGGAGCTATCAGCATAAATAATCAAAAAAGTAGATAATGGCAGCTCTTAATTTTCCGGCAAGTCCCAGTAATAATGATACTTATACCGCCAACGGATTAACGTATAAGTATGATTCTACTGATGGTGTTTGGAACCTAGAAGGAACGCAAGCAGTTGCATTTGCGAGACAAACATCCGGATTGTCTACAACCACTTCTGTTGGTATTAACACTGATGACGTTGATAGAAAAACTCTAGTTGGTCTTGGCAATTCATTTAATGGACTGTATGTAAGTAATGGTGTATTTCTAACTGATAAAGTGATGACTGGTAATCACTACATATCAACACAGTTCAATGGTTTTGCTGCAGGTCCGATTACTTTAAATGGTGTGATGACCGTTGATGGTGCCTTTGTAATTCTCTGATAAATAAACACATATAACATATCACCATGAAATACGATATTACATCAGCATTACAAGCACTTACACCAGGAGCAGAATGGGTTCTCCGTGGTAATGAGTATTCTGGTTTGGAGTGGATAGACGGACACGGACAGGACAAACCAACAGAGGCAGCAATCAACGCAAAAATTGCCGAACTTGATGGTGCAGAAGCAATGAAACTTCTACGTATTGAGAGAGATAAAAGACTTGTAAAAGATGATTGGAAAGTTGTAAAAGCAAAAGAGACTGGATCAAATCTCTCTGCTGCTTTCAAGACTTATCGTCAGGCACTTAGAGATCTCCCCTCTACAGCAACCCCAACTCTTGATTCTAAATATAAGTTGGATATGACTTCTGTAACCTGGCCTACCGAACCTTCTTGATATGACATCTGAATTAAGAGTAGATAGAATAATTCCAACGACTGGTGTTCCTACTGCTGGTGGTGGTGGTATTGTTCAAACCATCTTTGCAGAGAATAACACAATACAATCATTTGCATTCAATAATCAAAATTTTTCTCCACAAACAGTTTGCTCTGCATCCATAACACCAAGAAGCATTACGAATAAAATTTTAGTGTACTGTAGTGCAGGCGTCTTTGCTAATGGTCAGACTGCACAGAATTATGAATTTTCACTTCATCTTAAAAGAGGAAATTCATTAATTGGTGGAAATACCCAACCCACTCAATTTAAAGGAACTAATGTTCTTTTTTCAGGAGTTAATGCTCCTGAGAGTGCTTCAACAGGCACTTTCTTTTATCTTGATAGTCCATCAACTACAAATTCCATAACTTACAATCTCTGTTTACAGGGTGGAGAATCTATAACTTACGGGGTTGGTCGTAGTTACAATGATGGACCTGGCACTCTATATAACTACCAAAATTCTCCTGGAACAAGTATAATACTGTTAGAGGTATCAGCATAATGTCAGAATTAAGAACAAATAGAATTGTCCCAAGAGATGGATTACCCTCTGGTGCAAGTGGTGGTATTATTCAGATGGTACAGACAATCAAAACTGATGCCTTTGCAACAACTAGCACTAGCTTTGTAGATGTGGGCCTGTCTGCATCTATTACTCCGACCAGCAGTTCGAACAAGGTTCTCGTGCGGGCAGTTGTATGTGCTGGCAATGGTCAGTCAGGTTCCGACAATAAAATTCGGGTTTTGCGCGGCAGCACAGTTATTACGACAAATGATGTTTTTGTTAGAAATGCCTCTATCAGTGAAACTGAAACATATGTGATTGAAATTTTAGATTCGCCAAGCACTACATCAGCGACTACATACAAGGTGCAAGGCAACGTAGAAACCAATGAGATATTTATTAACAGAAGGAACAACGTTGACACCATGGGAGAATCAAGCATCACTCTTATGGAAGTCTCTGGATAATCGCAATAAATACTGAAAACACCTTTGTTATGAAACAATTTATTCAGGACATTCGCGTCCTTGATGTAGAGCAGTTGAAAATTGTCAACGAGTATATTGATAATTTAACTTTCAAGGCAAACACCGTCTTTGATGCTGACGGAAATGAAAGAGAAGATACTAGTGTTCGTTCAAGCACAGGAACCGTCATGGAGGATGGCACTCTTGCGACACAGATACTTCATGAGAAAATGAATACTGCGTTATTAGAATATAGAAATAGACTTTTCAAATCTGATATTGCTCTTGATGGATACCCAATCCCTGGTGGCAGAGAAACTAGTTCTCATAGAGAAGGTATTCAAGTTTTAGAATATACGAAAGAACAAAAATATAATTATCACTTTGATGCTTGCACAGATCCAAAGAGTGATTTTTATCACCGTCAAGTATCTGTTGTATTGTATTTAAAGGATGATTTTGAGGGTGGAGCAACTAAATTCAAGATGCTTCCTGAGTTTGACTTCAGACCAGAGGCGGGTAGAGCATTATTTTTCCCATCAAATTGGTGCTTCCCACACTGTTCAACACCAGTAGAGTCTGGAAAGAAAAGAGTAGCAGTCACTTGGTATTATTGTAAGGACCATCTAGTCTGATAAATACTCAAAAAACCGTGAGTAATGGCAAATAATAGAGAGTTGTCCCAATTTGCAAACGTCGTTGGATACAATGGCGGTAATATTGGCATCGGAACAGATAATCCAGGAACTCTTCTTGAAATAAAGGGTGAGAGTAGTAAAGAAGCAACAGTCACATTCAATAGACAACCAGTTCAAAGCACTAATGATGGTGTTATTGGTGAGTTTATGTTTGAAAATGCTACAGATAGTGTAGCATTACTTGCCGTAAAACGTGAGTCTGCCGCAGATGATGCATATTTCCAATTTGCCACTCAATCATCTGGTGGTGGTCTAACAGAAAGACTTCGCATAACTTCTGATGGTAAAGTTGGCATTAATACAAATGCAGCAACAGCAAGATTAGATATTAGTCATCCCCACACCGAACAAGGACTTGTAGTTAGATCTCGGTATGGAAATATTGCTACCGCGATGGTCAAGTTTGATACTGATCCAAATTCGAATGGTGGTGATGGTAATGTTCTTCACCTTCACGGTGGAAGTAGTAGAACAGACTCGGAGATCTTACACATTGATAGTACTGGTGTAGGTGATATATTTGATATTCGTGGTGATGGTCTTACACGAGTTTATAAACAACTACAATTAGAGCACTCATCTAATGTTGCAAAGATTATATTTAATGAATATGGGGCTAATGACATCAAGGCACAAATTGAAATGGACCAGGT